TCTCGACGGATACATAGTAGCCTTGCCCGGCCAGCGTAATGCTGGCGCGGGTGGCTTCGGTGTGGGTGGACGGGTCGGTGATGTTGTGCCCGCCGTATCGGCCTTTGCGGTAGCGTACAACCCATTTATTCTCGGTCATTACTTTACCTCTTTGGCATTGCTGAACTCGACCACGACGATACGCTCGTCCTTGGACCATACAGCATTTGATACTGCTTGGACTGCCTCGGTAGGCGAACCAGCACGGACGGTGACGGTGACTGTTATGTCGTATAGTTTAGTTGTCATAAACCACCATCCGCGTTCTTCTTGTTTTGAGCACAGGCGAAGCACCCAGCCTTGTCGCAGGTCATACCGTCAAGTTCGTAGTACCAGTCTTGGTTCATACGGACGCCGGGTATCTCGTCGCCGTCCCAGTCGTAGCCGTCCCAGTCAGAGTAGGATAGCACGCCGTAGTAGGTTTCGTCACCAATCTCGATGACTACCTCGCGGGTCCAAGAGTTGTATTCAGTAGCGTTCTGTGCGAAGGCTTTCATTACAGCACCTCCGTTTCGTTCTCGGCATAGATGATTGCGTCTTGCGTCGATAGGCCAGCAGATAGTCCAGCCAAGAAGGCTTTACCCTTAGGGGTGATGTGCGCGTTGGCGGCGGGGGTCTCGACAGTAATCTCGTCGCCGTAGATGACGAAGGATTTGTTATCGAGCGCTATCTTTTCAGCAAGCATTACCAAGTCAGGGTTATCGACATAGTCAATGCTGTCCCACTGATACTCGTTCCAGTTTGTGGTGTCGATTATCACAAGGTCTTTCGCGTCTCCGTAGGAGCCGTCTTGTGCGAAGTAGGTCCATTGTGTCATAGTATTCTCCAATCGTGTTAGGCCGCCACTGCTGGCGGGGCGAGCCGTTCGGCTCTCCGTGCCGTCCCGGGGGTCGCACCCGGGTCCTTGCTGATACGGCTACCACCTAATGTCCGGAGTGCTTTATGTTCCGGCAAGTAGGTTGTTGTTCATTTGTTGTGCGAAGCACGCTCCCGCTCCCGGTGTCGGGCAGGAGGGGTCCCCTTGGCGGGCTTGTAGGCCCGGCAGGGGCGAGTGGCTGGCTGGCGGTGGACGCAGGTCTCCGCTTTGAGCATTACGCAGTAGGGGCAAGGTGGTGTCATAGTATCACCTCCCCTACCAGCAGTCCGAGCAGAAGGCCGAAGGTGTAAGCCTTGGGCGGATTTGCGTTAGCCCAGCCGCGGAGATTTACGACCTGAGATTTTATTTTACTTACACTAAATAATCCCAGATGCGCTTTGGGTCTGGCAACAGACACCAAGTGGGCAGGGCAACCGCAGCAGTCAAGGCAGTAGCCAAGAGAAACGGTGCAGGAGTAATCGTTGTGGCGAACCAGTCGGCAGTCGTAGCAGAGTGGAAGAGCCATTGATAGTTTAGTCTCCATTATCGAACCACTTCGCTTTCTACCTGATTGAGCCAACTCACGCACTCGTGGTAGGCCATTTCTCCACAGAACATTTTGGTACGCATACCGCGACCGACAACCTTTACGGTAGCCTTCCGGGCTCCGTTTGAGTACCGGTCTCCGGTTCTCTTGTCGGTCAGGTCAGCCACCTCGACAGTGACGGTAGCAGCGGTGTCGCCGTCCCAAGTGTGCCAGTCGTAGTCGTCCACGACGGTCCAGTTGTTCTCAGCCTTGTATCTTTTAGTGTTCATTATCTTGCTCCTCGTGTCTTTCAGATGTAGCGATTTGCCTCATCAGCGAGCAGGTTATCAACCTACCCGGACCGGGTGTCCAGCCCCGGTTTCGGCTACTTTCTTGCAAGGTGGTGCGCCCAGCGTGGAACCACGAAGCCGTCCCGAGCAGGCCGCAGGCCGTACCCGATGATACCAGTCTCCAAGTGGATTTCACAGATACCGCAGTATACATTACGGTCCGCGTTTCCACCGGTTCCGTAGGCGCTCCTGTTGAAGCCCTGTGCGTTCTTGTCAGAACGGGCCACATTGGGGTTCCCGCAGCGGTGGCAGGTGTGGTAGTAGATTTTGTCGCTCATTTGTTTTGCCTTTCTTGTTGGTGGGTTAGTGGGGGTTATTCGGATTGCTCGTAGGCACCGATGTGGGCGTTGTAGGTCCACACACCGTCCGGGGGATTAGCCCGGGCGGCGTCGCGGCACTCGGCACAGTGGTAGGATTTTAGTTTAGTCATTTTATCCCTCCATCCGGCCAAGTAGGATTGCGGTGCGGAGAGCCTCGGTGCGCTCCATACCGTCTGCCACCATTGTCTCATAGGTGACCAACCCAACCTTGTCCAGTAGCAGCCCGGCAACCGTGTTCAGCGCTTCAAGAGCGCCGTCGGTTTTTGCCTTTGATACGGACGCAACCTTCTCACGGACGGCGGTTAGCAGTCGGTAAGCCTCGCCCCGTGATTGGGTCAGGTCGATTGTCGGGACAAGGTCAGGGTGCACCTCGGCAGCCGGTACCTTGGTCCAGTAGACGAAGGACGGAGCCGAGCCGAGTGGCTGCATCCGCTTCCAAGAGTAGCAGGTGTAGCCGTTGCGGTCCACTACACCGTTAGCGTCGGTTATCGCTGCAACCTCGGCGTCGGTCATTTCGCGGGTGTAGGTCACCGAAAAGGATTGGCCCCAGCGGGGACGGCCTTCTGTGTAGTCGGTTCTGATTTCCCCGTGGACCGGGTGGTTCAGCAAGCCGTTCTCCCGGAGGGTGTCGGTGAGCAGGTAGTAGGCGCGGCTCACATTGTAGAGGGTGGTTCGTGTCTGTGACATTGTAGTCTCCCAGTTAGGGCGGGCCGTGTTGCCCGTGACCAATACCATAGTGGCGCGTTTGGACCCCACAAGGCCTGTATTATAACGATTTGATAACGGTTCCCGCGCCCCGGTTAGCCCGGTTATCCGGTACGCGCCGGGTTCCCGTAGCGGGTGGCGGGGGGAGGGTCCGGGTGCGGTAGTGATTGGACAGCCCACCCCCTACCAGCCATACCCCCACCCAGTCCCGGCCTGACCCAGTGCCCGCTCCCGGTCAGCCCGTCCCCGGACCAGTGCCCGCTCCTACCCTACCCTACCCGGCGGTAGCAACCGGTAGCCCCGAAGCCGGAGGAAACCGGGTGTGTACGGGTGGGGTCCCGTCATAACCGGGGGTGCGGGTGGGTGGGTTCCCCCCGGGTGGGGGGCCAGTCCACATATACACCATATGAGCGGTATTTTTTATGCATTTTGACGCCGGCCATGAGCCCTCGCACCCGATTGTGGGGATTCTCATCTCAAATAGTGAGACAGTATACTACCCAACCTGGACCCTTTTTTATAACAATTTGATAACATTTAGATGAACATTAGGTTAACAACAGGTTAACAACAGGTTAACAGAATAACGGACAAAACGGACATTCCCGGCACCAGACACCGGACATCAACCGGACATTCAACCGGAACAGGTCCAGGGACCCGGACACCGGGCGGACAGGGGTCCGGATTGGGCAGTGTGGGGTGTTGTACGGTAACCTTATACTACCGCATTTGGAACCAAAACCTCCCCACTACCGGCTATAAGTATAGGACGGGAAACGGGACTCCAGTAGACAGGAGGCCAGAGCGCCAGGGGCGCGGAGGCCTCCGGTAGACAGGATAACCAAACCGACTACGGACCATGCCGATACCTCGGCACCGGTTCCTTACCCTATATGCCCTCAGCCCAAATCTATTTTTTATCTACAGGAGACGTATGACAAAGCCATCAGGTAGAGAACTGTGGGATGAGTACATACTTTGGCTAGCCACGCCGGAACATGAGCGTGGGGCAATTGCTACCGAGGAAGACTGGGCCAAGTCTAAGGGGTACGCTGACAGCCGCACGACACGCCGCTGGAAGAAGAACCCTCTCTTCATTGAGCGCCAACGCCGACTAACAGAATCAATGGCTGCCAAGACTGGCGCGGCTGTTGTGCACGGCGATGAAGAGGTAGCGATTGACGCCGAGGAGCGGGACTACCGCCTTGTAAAGGTAAAACTGGTGGAGTCCGCAAAGGGCGGGAACCTGAAGGCCCAGGAGCTGTTTATGAAGCTCTATGGTAAAAGCTGGCTCGATGACGAGCAGGCGGCCCGTACAGCCGATTTCTCTAACATGGCGCTACCAGACCTCGTGGCAAGGGCTTTAGCGGCTCTAGAACCAGAGCAGCTGGCGGGGGCATTGCGGGAACTGGGATGGAGTGTTGAGGCGCCAAAGGTTGCCTAACATGGAGATAATTCACGCTTTTAAGGAATCCCGTAAGCAGGACATGGGCCAGCATATGAAGTACTGGTTCGGGAGACCAATTAACGAAGAGTATGTAGGGGCAGACGGTTCCTACATGATTTGCTATTGCGGGGGCATACTTACACCGCTATGCCGCGACAAGGATGGCATCACACTGGGTGCGGTCTGGCACGAGAGGGAATTCAATGACCGCGAAGACTACTGACCACCGCAAGAGTGCCGAGCTCCTCAAGATATGGGTAGAGCTAGAGTGGCGCCGTTGTGCTGCAGACGAAGATTACTTTCTCCGCAACTATGTTTTTATCCCATCGGAGTCTGACCCGAGGGGCCGTGTAAAGTTCGAGCTCTTTGACTACCAAGAAGAGCTTCTCGACCTATTCAAGACGAACCGCTTTGTTGTGGCCCTAAAAGCCCGTCAGCTGGGTTACACCACACTGGCTATGGCTCACGCCATCTGGCTTGCCTTCTTTCGTCCGGGTGCGAATATCCTAGTTGTTTCACAGACCCAGAAGTCTGCTAACAAGAACCTAGCACAAGCCCGACTAGCCTACCAGTTCCTGCCGCAGTGGATGAAAGACCGAGCACCAACCCTTACCGCCGATTCTACCGACGGTTTATCTTTTCAGTTTGGCGACGGCATGATTTCTAAACTTAAGTCATCTGCAGCCGTAGAGTCTGTCTTTGCTGGTGAAACCGCAACTCTTGTTATCCTGGACGAAGCCGGTCTTGTTGAACCCGCCTCTCGCCAGGAAGATGTTTATAGAACGCTGTTGCCAACCACTGACGCCGGTGGTTCTATGTTGATTATCTCTACATCCCGTGGTAGCTACAACCGCTTCGCTAAAACCTATCGTGCTGCTAAACGCGGTGATAGCCAATTCGTTCCGTTCTTCCGCTCGTGGGAGGTATCTCCCTTCTTGCAATGTAATGACCTGTGCGGGTGGTGTACCGGTAAAAGGGGAAACCACACACCGTGCCCAACCAAGTACGACGCTAAGCGCAGAGAGTTTGCTGACGAACCTTGGCGTTTCTTCCAGGAATATCCACGGGATGACGAGGAAGCATTTCGAGAGTCAGGGAGACCTAGATTCCAGGGCCTTTTATCCGACTCTGAATATGCAGAGCTACCCTATCGCGGTAACCTTACTTGGCTAAACGACGACGTACTTGAATTTGAGTTTGATGAGAACGGACCACTACGGCTGTCTACGCTGGACGAGGACAAGACTGCGTTTTACGTTATTGGCGCAGACTCTGCTTCTGGTCAAGGGCGTGACTACTCAGCCGCACAGCTGCTTACGATTGATGACGACGGTATGCCCACCATCGTAGGATACTACCACAGCAATGTCATATCCCCGGTAGAGTTCGCGGCAGACCTAGACAAGCTAGGACGCTACTTCAAGGGCCGTCAGTGGGCTGCCCTGATGGCTGTAGAAAACCAAGGCTCACAAGGCTCGCTACCCATTAACGAACTACACCGCCATCTCAACTATCCAAACGCCTATATGCATCAGTCCATTGGTACAAAATCTAAGAACCGCACCAGACTGTTCGAGTTCCCAATGACAACCGACCGCCGAAAGGCCGTTATCGATAGGCTTGCCAAATATCTCGTTTATGTCGAGAACGAGTGCCAACTTAAGAACATCTACCCAAGCCTACGTACCGAGCTGGGGCAGTTCGTAACCCAAGAAACCGTAAATGGCAACATTAGGTACGCTGCTGACACTGGCTGTCACGACGACTTAGTCATGTCCATGGCCATCGCTCTCTGGGTTTTGGTAGAAGAAGGCCAAGTTGCCTCCCCAGTCCCGGCTACTACTGAGGACCAATCCTGGAGGCCCACTGGTCAAATAAGCCTGAAGTCCGTCCGCGAAGCCCGACAGCGGGCAATAGCCGAGATGGAGCAACAACAAGCAGAGCAGTGGGAGGCTTTCCAATTGGGAATCGATATGAGTTCGAGAGGATATTATGGCTGAGAAGTACAAGGGTACTTATACCCTGAAAGAAAAGCAGTCCGCTATCCGTGACGCCATTCGGCGCATGGAGCCTGTGCACGTGCACTGGCGGATGCTTGAGTCTTTGTACCGTACTGGTGCACAGCGCGAGCTAACCATGCTCGACCTGAACCGCATCCTCCCATTCCCAGTACCGGGAGCATTCCTGCGCACCGTAAACATGGTGCTTCCTCACCTATCGATGATTACCAACACAGTAATTCAACGCGACCCGAAGTTTGTAGTTACTCCAGTTGGCGGAGACATGGCCACTGTCGAGCGCAATGCGAAAGTTGCAACATCACTTCTTGACTATTTCTGGAAGCGTACTGATGCGACAGCTACACTGCGTGACGTAACACAGGATATGGTTATCCTAGGTAATGGTTTTGCTAAGACGGGTTGGGCATACTCTGAAGCTACTGTTGATAGAACAGGTGCTGAGGTTGCTCTCGAAGCCAATGAACTTCTTATGGCCGCGCAAGAGGTTGCTGCCGAAAGCGGTCAACTGCTTGACGAAGGAACAATCAACGCGATTGTAGAATCAGTAACCGTAAACCAACAGCTTGTAGAACTCGATGAGCCCTTTGTTGAATACGTTTCACCGTATGACATTTTTGTACCTGCTAACGCCCGCCGACTAAACAACAGCCGTTGGATTGCGCAACGCATTCGCATCCCGATGGAAGAGCTAAAGAACAATCCTCTCTTCGATAAGAAGGCCGTAGAAAATCTCAAGGCGGATACTGGCTATGTTGACCCAGTAACAATCAGTACTTACGAGCAGCAAGAAGAAGCCCTACCAGAGGTATTTACACACGCCACTGTCTTTGAGTTCTACGACATGAAGTCTCGCACCCTCTGCGTATTCCAACTTGACTCAGAAGACTTCCTCTTTGAAGGACCGATTCCTTACGACCACCGCTACCCACCGTTCGTTCACATGCGCAACTTCTCAGATGGTGGCTCAACCTTCTGGGCATTTGGTGACTTAGAGAACATCGCCGGTATCCAGCTAATGATTAACGAAATCATGCATGCCGAGCTAAACGACCTCAAGCGCGTCGGTAACAAGTACTTCATCAACCGCAAGGTACTAACACCAGAGTTAACTAAGGCGCTTATGGACAACAAGCCAGACGCCGTGATTCCGGTTGACCTGCCTAACAATGTAAACATGAACGAGGTTATGCAGCCAGTACAGCGACTAGCTACGCCGGCTGACAACTACGTCATGGAGGGTAAGTTGCAAGACTACATGCAGCGCATCCTCGGCGTTACAGACTTCCAGCTTGGTAATGCCTCAGCAGCCAGCCGTATCCCAGGTACAGCAGCCGCAGCCATCGAAGGTGCCGCAACAACACGCGCACTCGATAAGCTATCCAATGTTGAGAACGCGGCAGAAGAAACAGCAACCCGCATGCTTGCCCTTTGCCAGCAGTTCCTAGACAACTCCCGCGCACTCCGTATTGCCGGACCCGAGGCCATTACTTGGCTGCAGGTAACCGAAGCTGATATCGAAGGCGAGTTTGCAATTGACGTTGAGGGTGGTTCTACATCCGCAATTAACCCAACCACAAGAGCACGCCAAGGACAGGAAATGCTAGCCGTTATTGTCCCAATGCTTGCCCAGTTTGGATATGACCCAGAACCGACAATTCGGACAGCACTCAGCTACATGGGCCTAAATCCAGACAACCTTTTGGTAAAGCAACCCCCCGTTGTTCCAGAAATCCCACAAGCACCCGCTGGAATGCCCTTAGGAGGCCCTCAGAGCCCCGTAGAGCCACTTTCAGGCGTTCCGGGTATGGACATGTCAACCGGACTAACTCCGGAGTCCTTAAGCCCGAATATGGCCGGAATGATGGATATGGGCGGGACAATGATGCCGGGCGCTAATTCCGGAGGTTTAATGTAATGGACAAGTTCGTAAAACTGGCAGCTATCGAGAAGATGGCTAAGCCTATGGAAGCTTTTCATGGTAAGGAAGAGTCCTATGAGGAAAAGGATTCTAAGGACATGAAGTGCGTGTGCGCCTGTTGCGGTGCTCCGTGCGAAGTGTGCGGCGAAGACGATTCTGAAGAGGAATACGAGGATGAAGACGAGGGCGAATAATGGCCCTACCTGGAGCATACCGCCTACCTAAAGACATTGGTGAAATGGCGTTGCGGTTTATAAAAGACGGCATGGAGGCTGGACAAGCGCTGGGCACTGCCCGCATGCTATCCAATAATCCGCAAGACCCAACTGCTGCAGCTTTCACCAAAGACCTTATGGGGCGTTTAGAAAAGGCTAAGATGTCCCGCCCGTCACGCCGAATGGACCCGAGCGGTTTCTACGATGGAGAAGTCGTCACCGGGCTTTCAATGCCAACCAAAAACTGGAATTTAAGGGCTCGTCTTGTTAGCGCCAAATTCCCGGGGCAGGAAAAAACAAGCATACCGCCAGCATTTCAAGAAAATGCCGCAAGCGCTGGCGCTGAGCGTAGACTTGTAGCCGAGGTTGTTAACTCTGCAGCTACTGGCGACCGTGAAACTTTCATGCAGATACTGTCAGAGCTCGGGTTTGGTCCTAATGTTATTAAAAACATGGCCAACCGGTATGTCCCGGAAATTATCGAATACAATCCGGGAAGATTGGAACTACCGTAATGGCCAGAATATCCGGACTATCCAAGCAGATTGCCGACATGGCACTGCTGCTCATGAAGGAAGGCACAGACCCGGATGTTGCCCTGAATTCTGCTGCCCGCCTTTCCGACGCTACACCGGAACAAGTTGCATTTGCGGATGACTTGATTAAGCGTAGGGCGGTTGCGCTTGAAAATCTTGGTGGGTACGATAGAAACGAATCATTCATTATGCCGGATAATAAACTCATCGCAGCTCGCCAGATGATTGGTGACTACACCTTTAAGCCGAATGTGGTGTCGCCCCGTAAAAGCGCCCTGCGGGCGGAAAACAAGGCGCTGATGAGTGGTACAGAAAAAGTGCAGGAGGGAACCCGTGGGCCGTTTCGCATATCACGCACACCACGGGCGCTTGGTCTTAGCCGCATGGTGGGGGCTGACGCCGCAGAGACGAGACTGAGGTCGGAACTGGCCCTTGCGGCTAGCGAGGGGAACGTTGAGAAGATGCAGCTCATACTACAGGACTTAGGATTTATGCCTGATTACGCGTACCTCCTAGCGGTTAGAACTATTGGGCGATAACATGAGCGTCAAAGACCCGTTTGGCCGAAGCACCGGTTTTAAGGTAGCGTGGTGGAAAGCCGAGATGTTTCTGCGCCGCCAGCATAGGCTGGTCTGGTATGTGCTGGGAGTAGTTGCTGGGTGGGTACTTTGCAGTGAATATAACGTCTACCTAACCACCGGTCGGTGGGATACCTGGCCCTGGGGGTAGTGGGGAGCCCATTCTCCCCAGAGAAGGCTTACTATAGAGGGGTATATCGCTTATGCCCCTACGAACAAGCTACCTATTGGAACCCGCGCCGCGGATAATCCTAAGTGGCATTCGACTAGTTAGGAGCGAATAATGTCTGATGAACTCAGAGCAATCATATCAGCAGCACAGTCTGAGCTGAACCCGGAAACTACGGATAATCAGGAAGCTGTGGAAGCACCCGTTGAGGAAGACACCCTACCCGCCGATGTCCTTGAGGACACCGAGGAAGCGGTTTCTGACAGCGACGAATTGGAAGAAGACACCGAGGAGGTGACTGACTCCGAAGATGCTAAAAATGAAAGCGAAGAGGAAACAGACACCGACGGTGAGAAATACACTGTCAAGGTAGACGGTGAATCATTTGAGGTAACACTCGATGAGCTGAAGTCCGGCTACCAGCGCCAGTCTGATTACACCCGTGAAAAGCAGGCGCTAAAGGCAACAATCGAAGAGTTTGAAACTGTCCGCGAAGAATTTGCTGACCAGGTTGGTGCGCTAGAAGAGCTTGATGCGGCTTGGGACGAAAACCCCATTTCCGTTATTGCGCACTTCACCACTAACACAGGCAACCCAACGCAGGCCGTAGCAATGCTCATTAGAGAACTTGCATCAGCTAACCAACTGGACAAGGCATTCCTTGATATGTTCGGCATTACGCCGGAGGTACAAAAGGAGTGGGCCCAGGAGGCAGAGCTAACTCAACTCCGTTCTAAGTCAAACCAGACAACCTCTCGTCGTGAGCAGGAACTGGCAGAAGCCCAGATGGAACTTGAGATTCAGAGAGCAATATCTGAGTACGACCGACAGATTGACGATATCCTCGCTGAGGAAGGTCTAGAGATGACGGTAAAGCAGCGTGCAGACTTCCGTAAGGAACTTGCAGGCTATGCCTCTGATAACGAGCTTACAAATCTTAAGGCCGCGTACAAAGCCTTTAAGTATGAAGAAGCCAAAAAGAACAAAGCCTTAGCCGCTAAGACAGTGGAGAAGGCAAAAGCGAAGAAGGCTACAAACGTAGTCTCCCGAGCAGGTGCAGGTGAGGGTTCTCCCGTAGCCGACACCACCGACCTAAACGCTGTTATTCGTGCCGCAATGAAGGAAGCTTCAGCGCAGTAATGAGTAGGGGCGGTCAGGTCAAAAACCTAACTACAGAAAGCCAACCAACCAATAACTCAGGAGGTTATTCACATGGCCGCTCTAGGTGATGCATTTTTCGTGCAAACCTTTACAACCACCCTCCAGCGTTACGAGAAGCAACTCGTAGACAACGTTCTTAAAGAACACCCTGTCCTCGAGCTCTTTAAGTCCGCTGCGAAGTCCATCACTGGACGTGGGCTGGTAATTCCACTACGTGCTGCTACTCTTGGAGCTACCGGTTACACCGACGCTTCAGGCACACACAGCACCGCTACTTCTGCCGATATCATGGGTTCAGCCGTTTACGACTGGGCTTCAGAAATCGTCACACCGTTCCGGTTAAAGCACCGCGACATCCTTCAGAACTCTGGTCCAGAGCAAATCATTTCTTTGGTCGAAGAGTACGTGAAGGCTGCGCAAGCTGACCACCAGGACTTCATCGTTGCCGAGCTGCACAAGCTGGCTGCTGACTGGACAACTGGCGAGCTCCTATCAATGGACATGCTCTTCGGTAACATCGCATCAGATACTGCTGCAAACATCGACGGTAAGATTGGCGGAATTGTATTTAACCGCCGCGCAACCGTTGACCGCGCTCGTGCCGCTGGCGTTGCCACCATTGGTGTAGCTAACGCTAACACGCACTTCGCAGTCGGTGACGTTGTTACTGTGCAGGACTTGCCAGCTGCTTACAATACAGAAGCTGCAGTTCTCACAGCTGTAACAGCAACATCAATCTCATACGCCATCTCCGTAACAACTACCGAAACCACAGCATCTGAGGTTGGTGGTAAGGTGTCGAAGCGTGGATACTGGCAGGCAACTCGCGTTACTTCTTCGGCAGGGTCTGAAGATATCGCGGCTGCTTTCCGTCGCGTGACAAACCTTGTCTTCAAGGCATCACGCAAGCGCCCAACCCACATTATCGCTGGGTTCGACGTATACGAGGAGTTTGAAGACTACCTCGCACTAAAGGGTCAGATTCCTACTGGTGGCGACTCAATCAACACCCGTTGGTCTGTACTCAAGTTCGGTGACCTGGAAATCCGTCTCGACCCAGACTGCCAGGATGACCGTGCTTACTTCATCAACCAGCCGTCGCTACGCTTTGCGTACTGCGCTGGCGAGTTCATGAAGAGCTACCCAGCTCAGCCGCTTGAAGGAACTCTCGACACTGTTGTGCCGATTGCTTCAACGCTGGTCTTCGGTCTAGCAGAGCGCCGTGCAAACGGTCTGCTTATCCGCACTGCCTAATCTTAGGCTAAAGCAGGGATGGCCCTCCGGCCTTGAAACCGGGGGGCTTTTCCCTTTGCCGGGCTCCCCACCCCCGGCTAACTATGAGACTGTATTGATGGAGGTTTTATGCCCACAGCTTATCCGCGACTGAACCGGGGACAAATCCGGGCCAGAGTCCGCGACTTGACGAATATCGAGGCTACACTGGTAGTCTCTGATGACCGTATCAATAATCTCATTAATGAGGAACTGCAAAGGGTTCTTTCCATACCCGAAGATTTCTACTGGTCTTACTCGGCATCTAACCCCTCCGGCCCGCTCGTTACAGTGGGCGGGATTAATTACAAAGTTCCCGGCTGGAGCTTTGATAACACCTATGACTTCCCCCCGGTTTCTCCCGCAACAATGCCGAGCACAAATGGCAATACGTATCTAACCACCGACACGTCAGACGCCCCATGGAGTGCTCTAAAGTATAATTCTGGGTACTATGACTTATTCTTAGTCTATTCTGTTGCGTCGCGCCTGCTACAAGAGGTTTCCGACGAAACAAACCGCGCTGAAACCTTTAGGGCTAACGCGGACGAAATATTAAATGAGCTGTTAACACGTGAGTTCGTAGACCACAGCTACGCGATTTCCAAATATATTCTATCCTCTTCAGGGGATTACGATTTATATCTTCTAATCACCGCAATGCAGCTTCTTAAAATACCCTTACAGGCGGAATCACCCAATTCAGCTGGTGCCTTAATTGAAAAAGCAATAGCTAACGAAGTTGCTGAGCTAACAGGTGCGTACAACTGGGGCACAATAGGAAGCGCGTATTCATTCTGGGACCCATACGCAGACATCTTTGCTTACGGTGCCGCTGCCCGCCTAGCTATTCGTTTTGGTTTACCAGAAGCAGAGCAAAAAGCCCTTCTTACTGAGTACGAGACCCGCAAGCAGGCTTTACTCCGTGAAAAACTCTATAACGCATCAGGCTCTATTCAACCATTTACATTCGCAGGATTAAAAGCACAAGTTCGCGCACTTTTGCAGGACTACACAAAAGACCTTCCAGAGACGCTTATTGGTCAATGGGTAAACGACGCATACCAGACATTAGCGTATGAGCGCGAGTGGCGCTGGTTAGAAGAAGACGTAACATACTCAGTAGCCGCCGGTGTGTCAAATATTAACCTAACATACGGAACTCGCGTAATCAGCATGTATGAGCTTGAGTTAGATGAAAACAATAACATAAGAGAATCGTCGCAAATATATCCAGTTGCGCACGGGTACGATGTGTTGGGTAATTCGTCCGACTATCGCTATAGCCTAAACGCAAAATTCATAAACAATAACCCGGTAAGTGAAACCGTAGTAACTCTGTACCCAACCCCGCAAGAGCCCATAACCGTTGCTATAAGATTTGCCGATAGCCCAAGCGTGATGACTCAGGACATTACCCCGACATTACTTGGGCCGCAATTTTCTTCTATCGTGGCGTATCGCGCAGCCATCATTGGCGCCGCGTTCCACCCGCAGGCAAAGCAGCTTATCCCGGCCTACGAGGCTCAGGCACAGCGTATGTTCGACTCCATGCTTCGCCACTACCAGCTTGACACGTCTACTGAGACTTTCAGCATAGGCGAAAACGCACTCGAAACTAGGAAGTACTTACCGTTCTTTAGGGTGGGCTAATGAAGAAGCTAGTTCTTTCCGACTTTACCGGCGGCATGATTCAGCGTATCTCCCCCGAGGATTACGCGCCCGGTGAGTGGGGCCTGCTCAGAGGCTTGATTCCAGACGATGATAAGCGTGTGCGTTCCCAGTGGGGTATCCAATCTGTTGGCGTTCCAGCGAACGACTGGACAGAAAACGGACAAATAGGTGGCGTAGCAAATACGGCTCAGGTTATGTCTGTGTACCCACTGAAGTCTGGTGGTAAGGTTTACCTTGTAGCAATAAAGCAGGACGGAACTATTTGGTGGGCCCCCTCTCCGGAAATTATTGCAGGTCTGGGTGGCAATCCGCAGATTACGGCTAACTATGGTCAAAGCTCAAACATTGCGTGGCAAAGAATTCAGGTTGCACAGAATCAAGGCTTTCAGGCGGACGAGCCGTACACCAGCCAGCCAACAATCTATGTCGAATCTAACCCCGACTACCGTTTTATCTGCGATGTACCGCTAGAAGTTTACAAGTACACTAAACGTGCCACACCACTATCTCAATACGAAAGCGCAACTTCGCACTACGAGCGCACCGGCACAACAGCTAAAGTTTGGTTTGCAACTCCGCACTCGTTTAAGGTTGGCGACTCTATACATGTAACCGACACTGGCGGAACGGGATACAACGGATACTGGACCGTCACCGGAATCAACCCTACCGGCACCGACTACTGGGTTACCTACACCACGGTTACCAGCTCTAACGATACAAAAACAGCAGATACCAATGGTAACGTTGTAAACTACTGGCCGGATTTTACTCGCGATGAGATTCCAGACCCAACCATTTTGGACGACGAGACTGGTGCGATTAGTAGTAACAGTGCGGCCTTAACGGCGCGTTCTACACTTTCAGGTGTTCTTATTCACAGCCGTCGCTACTACAACGGGGAAGAACTTGCCCGGACTAAAGACTTAAATACTAGTGTTGCTATAGCTAGTCTTTCCGTAACCTCAAATGTTGTAACCGTAAATACCTCCGCCGCACACGGTTTAACAACAAACGACACGGCATACGTATACTTCGAGAGCAACACATACGACGATTTGAACGGTCGTTACTATGTAACAGTGGTAGATAGTGATACCTTTACTTTCAGCGCCACGTTTGGAAATACCGGCACAACAAGCGTAACCGGCAGTTATACGCATAGAGTATTTCGTACGCAGACAGCAGTTGTGTGCTACGTAGACCCATACGCCGTTCTCGCTGGCGGTGAGTATATGAGTGAGGTTAAGGCAGTAACCTTCCCTAACGTACGCAGATGGCCATCCTATGCTTACGACGGTAACGCGCCAACCTTTGCAAAAAGCTATCTCCCTATGGAGTCTAATGTTGTAAAGACCGACTTGTCTACTGACGACTTCCCATTTCTTTCAAAGTATCCTTTTGTCGAGGGGGAGCTTCGGTCGATAGATACCACCGACTCTAACTCCAACCGTTCCTCTTACCCAAAGCACACCCACGTTTTCCACCCATACACATATCTGGACTGGGAAAAGGTTCTAAAGCCCGGAACTGGAATCATCCCACGATGCTTTACCGGAACCATGTGGGGGACAAATCTTATTCTTG